AATGCTACTGGTGCTGTTATTGATTCATCAGGACGAATGGGCATCGGAACTTCAAGTCCTTCAGCTTCTTTAGATGTTTTTTCAAGTGATGCTAGTATTGCAACATTTACTAGAGATTTAACAACTGATGTTTCTTTAAATGTATCAGCAGATAATAGTGGAACTATTTTATCAACAGGTGGTGTTCATGCTTTTAGGGTCTTTACCAATAGTGCAGAAAGGATGCGTATTAATTCTTCAGGTAACTTGTTGGTGGGTACTACAAGTACAGCTTTTAGAGGAAATCATACTATAGCATCTGGTAATGCTTTTTGTACAACTATTGCACAAACTTCAACATCATCAGGAGCTTCAATTTTAAATCTTGATTTTTCAGGTGCAACGCCAAATAACACTTCAGATTATTTTATTTATGCAGAAGACGATACTGCAGCTAGATTTGTAGTTCGTTCTAATGGAGATGTTGATAATGTAAATAATTCTTATGGTGCTTTATCGGATGAAAGATTAAAAGAAAATATAGTTGATGCTACAAATAAACTTGAAGATTTAAAACAAGTAAAAATAAGAAACTATAATTTAATAGGAGATGATAAAAAACAAATTGGTGTTGTAGCACAAGAATTAGAAAAAATATTTCCTAACTTAATTAAAAATGGTGAAGATGGATATAAAACAGTTAAATATTCAGTTTTTGTACCCATACTTATTAAAGCTGTACAAGAGCAACAAGAACAAATAGAATCACTAAAAAGTGAAATTGCTAAACTAAACGGAGAATAATATGGCAAATACTTATACTTGGGATTGTAAAACAGTTGATGTTTACCCAACTCACGACAACCACTCTGACGTTGTTTACAACGTGCATTGGAGATTAAATGCTGTAAGTGACCAGCAAGATGCAGATGAAAATTACTATTCTGCTTCTGTATATGGTACACAAAGCATTAATGCAGACGACATTGAAAACTTTATAGCTTTTGATGATCTTACCAATGCAGTAGTAACAGGCTGGGTAGAAAGTGTTATGGGTGCAGATGAAGTCCAATCTTTAAAAGATGGTCTTGATGCAAACATCAGCGGACAAATCAATCCAACAAGCGTAACCAAAACTGTAGGAGAATAAAATGGCCTTGTTGCCAGTAACCCCACCCGCAGGGATAGTCAAAAACGGAACTGACTATGCTAATAAAGGCAGATGGGTTGATGGCGACTTGGTACGTTTTGAAAACGGCTACCTTAAACCTATCGGTGGCTGGTCTAAATTAAGAAGTACAGCATTAGATGGCGAACCTATCGCTATGCACGCATATTCTGATAATGCAGGAGATCCTGTATTAGCAGTAGGTACAAGACAAAAAGTTTATGTCCTATATGACAATACCTGGACTAATATAACACCAACAGGTTTTGTCAATGATGCAAGTAATGATCCTCTTGGTTTTGGTGCTTATCATTGGGGAGTAGAGGATTATGGTGATGCAAGAAGTCAATCAGGATTACCTCTTGATACTGGACATTTTTCTTTTGATAACTGGGGTGAGGATCTAATCTTTTGCTTTTCAGGCGATGGTAAAATTTACAAATGGCAACCAAACTCAGGTGGCACAGCAGATACTATAGCTACAGTAGTAACTAACGCACCAACCAATAATGAAGCAGTTATAGTAACTAATGAAAGACATTTAGTTTCTATTGGTTCTGCTGGTGATCCAAGAAAAGTTGCATGGTCAACTAGAGAAGATAGAAATAACTGGACAGCAAAAGCAACTAATACCGCAGGTGATCTACAAATACCAACAGGCGGTAGAGCATTATATGCTGTTAAGTTTGGTGCAGATGTAATCATATTTAGTGATACTGGTATTAGCAGAATGTATTACTCAGGTAATCCATTTGTTTATGGTATTAGTGATGCTGGTACAAACTGTAAAGCTGTAGGCAGAAGAGTTATTGTACCAACTGGTAACTTCCTAGCATGGATGGGTGAAAACGCATTTTTTGTTTACGATGGTGCTGTTAGAGAAATACCATGTGAAGTGCATGATTATGTCTTTGATAACTTAAACGTGCCAGGCAGAGCTGCATCGTGGGGTGGACACAACTCAAACTTCAATGAGATATGGTGGGGATTCCCAAGTGGAGACAGTCAATACACACCAAATAAATATGTTATTTGGAATTATGCACAAAATGTTTGGAGTATAGGCTCATTAGATAGAGGCTGTTGGGTGGATCAGGGTGTATTTGATTATCCGATTGCAGGCGATTCTAGTGGCTTTGTTTATGAACACGAATCAACAACATTAAACAATTCTCCAAATTTAGGATCTCAAGTACCTTTTTGTCAGTCTGGTCCAATAGAATTAGGCGCAGGTGATAGAGTTATGCAAGTAAATCAAATTATTCCAGATGAAGAAGCTAACACTTTACCTGGCGTTACTATTAGTTTCAAAGGTAAATTTACACCTGTGGGAAGTGAGTCTGATTTTGGCTCATTTACTTTTGAAAATGATGGTTATACAGATGCTAGATTTAGTGCAAGACAAGTGCAAATGCGAGTAGATGGCTCTACAACACAAGATTTCCAAGTCGGTAATATAAGAGTAGATGCAAAAGCTAGAGGCAAAAGATAATGGATTTATCCTCACAAAGACAATATATACAAAGAGCTATTAACGTAAAATATTCTTTTGCAGCAACCACACAACAAACTATATATACAGCTCCTACTGGTGGTGACTTTGACTTTGCCATTGTTCAAGGTTTTTTAGCTTGCGATCATGGTAATCAACAAACCAATTTAGATGTATCAATTACAGATACTAGCTCTAATGAGTTTTTTATTTATAAAGAAAAAAATATATCAGCACATGAAACTGTAGAATTGCAAACCAATGCAGGCATAATCTTGCAACAGGGTGAGATTATAAAAGCACAAGTCAACCATGCAAATATAGATTTATTTTTAAGTATCATAGAATATGCAAAAGGAGACTAATAATATTATTGACTTCCCCAGCGATAAGAAAGCTGACTGGGAAGTAGAATGGGATCGCTGTAAACATTGGATTGAAAAGGCTATAAAGTACCAAGATTCCTATACAATTAGTGATATAGAGGATAAAATAAGGCATGGATTGTTCCATTTGTGGCCAGGACAAAGAAGTGCAATGGTTACAGAACTTGTAATATATCCACAGAATAAAGCACTTAACTTGCTTTTTTGTGGTGGAGATTACGAAGAGTTAGAAACTATGTTGCCATCCATTGAAGTGTTTGCAAAACAATTAGGTTGCAAACGACTTTACGGAGGTGGCAGACCAGGATGGATTAGAAAAATACAACATCTTGGATTTGAGAAAGAACATTTAATTAGAAAAGAATTATGAGTAAAGGATCAACAACAACAACAACAGAAATACCAGAATTTCAACAACAACAAATGCAGGAGATTTATCAAGCTGCTAAAGGTTTAGCTGGTCAACCTTTTGTGCCATATACAGGCCCAATGGTTGCAGGCTTTACGCCAGATCAACTCAGACAGTTTGAAGCAACCAGAGGTTTATTTGAAACAGGTATGCAGTTTGATCCGCTAACTGGTATAAGAGAACTTGCAGAAGCACCTACACCGAGTTTATTAGGTGCTGACATTGGAGCTTATCAATCCCCATATCAACAACAAGTTATTGATCTTGCAATGCAAGACATTCAAAGACAACAAGATGTAGCGCAACAAAGAGCGCAAGAACAAGCAATCAGAGCAGGTGCTTTTGGTGGTTCAAGATCAGCAATCTTAGAAGCTGAAGCTACTAGACCTTTTGCAGAGCAAGCTGCAAGAACAGCCGCAGGTTTACGTCAAGCAGGATTTGAGCAAGCACAAAGAGCTGCTGAAGCTGATATTGCAAGAGAAATGGCAGGCAGGCAGTTTAGAGCTGGCTTGCTAGGTGGTATTGGTGCGGAGCAGATGGGCAGGTTAGGTATGCTCGGGCAGATAGGACAACAACAACAATTATTACAACAGCAAGCATTGCAAGCTGCTAGAGGTGAGTTTGAGAGAGCATTAGCTTATGGACCACAACAGCTTGGCTTATTGCAAGCGGGCATGGGAGTACCTCTTACATCACAGACTGTACAAAGAAAAACAGGTTTAGGTGATATATTTGGCGGAGCTTTACAACTAGCTGGATTATTTGTTTAGGAGATTATAAATGTCAATAGGCAGACCAACATCACAAATGCAAATTCCTAGCTCTACTCTGCAAGAATTATTAATGCAAGAGAGACAGCAACCACAAACACCACAACCACAACAGCAACAAGCACCTATGAGCGCTAGAAATGAAAGACTTGGTTTGATGCTTTATGCTTTGGGTGGCGCATTGCGTGGTGACAAAGACTTTGTGCAAAACACTTTAGCATTGCAACAAATGCAAGAAGGTAAAAAGAAACAGGAAGCTAGAAAAAAAGCATACGATGAATTTTTAGAAAAAATAGATAAAGATTCTCCATTTTATGATTTAGCAAAAGCTATGGGTGCTGAAAACTTAGATAAATTGTTATTAGAAAGATATAGAGCAGAAACTGCTGTTCCTGAAGCACTAACACCAACAGAACAAAAAGGAAGAATACTAGCTAAAGTTCAACGAGGAGAGCCTTTAACAGAAGAAGATCAAAGAATTCTTGATATATTACAAAGAACAGACCCTATAGATGTTGCTATTAGAGAAGCTCTTGGAACACAACCAACAACTCAAACAGAACCAGGTCAACCACAGATAAGTCAAGCAAACACATATCCATCACTACAAGCCGCAAAAGATGCTGGTTTAAAATCTGGAGATACATTTTATGGAACAGATGGCGTTTTATATAGAATTCCATAAAAAATGAAATGGCTGAAGAAAACAAAAAAAACCCATACGAAGGAGCTATAGTAGTAAACCAAGATCCTTATGCTGGCGCATTGTTAGCAGAGGAAGAAGAAAAAAAATCTCCAA